ACTTCCATCTGCATAAAATAATCCTATCGCTTGTCCCGATGAATTATTTATAGTAAGTGGATAAGTGCTATTTCCCGATGCTTGTAGAGTTGTATTCCCAAGAGTTCCTACAGAAGTAAGTGAACTCGCAGTTACTCCACTTGCTAAAGTAGAACCCGATATTGTAGCCGCAGTTACAGTAATAGCATCAGCGACTTTTGCATCAGTTACTGCATCATCATTAATCTTAGCAGTAGTAATGGCTGAGTCTGTAATTCCACCTGTTTTAATTTTAGTTAGTGCCATTATGCGTTCTCCAGTGCTGTAACTTTAGCTGAGAGTTCTTGAATTGCTTTTATCATAGGAGTTATCATTCTTGTATATTTTAACGACTTATACTTTATATCTTCAGTATCCATTGTACTTGAATCCTCTACCATCTCAGGAAAATACTTCTCAACATCTTGAGCTGTAAGTCCTGTTTCTGTAACACTATCTCCATTTACATCATATTGAGGTGTACCTGCTTTCCATTTATAAGTAACTGGTTTTAAACTATTTATCTTATCCAAGCAAGGCTCAAGTTCTTTTACATTCTTCTTCAATCTTTCGTCTGAATTTTCGGTAAGTGTACTTGCTAATGTCAATGCCCCAGACTGATTTAAGGTCATCAAATCAACTTGACTTGAACCACCGTCATTAGCAGATGTTGCCCATTTACAAACTGCCCCTGATACTTCACTACTATTAGGAAAAAAGTGAACAGTGCTTCCATTATTACCCAATACTATGTTATAAAACTTTGGATTACGAGCCGCTTGTACCCTCATTCCCATTGATGGATTGTCGCCTGTAAGAACAAGCGAGGGGTCAAACCCAATATTGGTTGCAGTATAACCCTCAGATGTAATGTGCATATCTCCACTTGGGAAAAATTCAAATCGTTTACCACCTGAGCAAAGAAAATGTATCTGTTCGTTTCCCCTTCTACATTCAATATTGAATCCATTAGAAGTTTGATTTAACAGAGTTCCCCAAGTTGATTTTGTGTTATTATGTTGTCCGAAATCACCTAAAGCTATTGCTCCATCACCATTTCCATTTTGTCCGTAAACGTGCATCACATAATCATCATTGAACCACCCATCAGGTGAGTTGACTGCAAGTTTGCCTTTAAAATTAGCTGAAGATGAGGTTAATTTTAATCTTTCTACATCACCCGTTCTAAATTGTAATGACTCAATAGCATTTAATCTTAAAAATCCATCACTTGCAGATGTGTTATATGCAGATACATAAGCCTGTATAGCATTGGAATTATCAGTATCCCTATATTGTATGGTTCTCCAATTACTTCTTGCTTGGTCTATATATAAATCACCCTGTGAGTGTATATCCCCTGTAAATGTAGCTGCACCATCATTTGCGATTGTGAACCTATCAACATTGTTTGTTTTAAAATTTATATTACCACTTGAAACGCCTGTTTCATATCCTGCTTCCATTGATATAGAACCATTAGAGGATTGATTTCCTCTTAGTAATAAATATGCTCCCCTTGCAGGACTAGCACCACCACCACCACATATTTCTAAAACACCATTATCTGAACCATCAGAAGTTCCTGTGACTATATTTGGATTTCCTGATAAAATTAGTTTTCCTGCAAATGTTCCATCACCCGAACTATTAACTAGAAACTTTTGTGAACCACCATGAGCATATCCAAACTCTGCGGAACTTCCTGAGTAAATACCACTTGTACCATCTCCCCCAAATCTTATAGCAGGTGTTGAGGCTGAACCTCTATTAGTTATAAATAATTCACTTGCAATAGTTACATCACCTGAAAATGTGGCGTTAGAAGATGTGTCAATATACATTGATTGAGTACTGCCTCTCCATAATTGCCATTCATCGTCCACCTTTATTTCCCATTCGTTTCCACCAGTAGCACCTTGTTCTTCAAATACAATTCCACATTTATCAGTTGATGCTTTACCTATATGTAAAAATGTACTCATGCCATTTATAGCAGTAGGTGAAGATTGGTCAATACCAACCTTTTTATCTTGTAAATATATACTAGAGTTTGAAGTTACATTCCCAGTAACTGTTAAGCTTGTAAGAGTACCTACTGAAGTAATATTAGTTTGAGCTGCTCCTGTTACAGTAGCTGCTGTACCTGTAGTATTCTGATTAAGGGTTGCGACTCTAGCTGCTGCTAAAGTGCCAGAAGATATGTTTGAAGCATTTGTTGTATCAGTCGTAGCAGAAGTTGCTAGACCATGAGAACCCACAGAAGTCAATGCACCAGTAAGTTTTGTTGTTGCTATAGAGCCAGCTAAGTGTACATTATCTACTGATCCATCGATAAGTTCAGAACTATCTACAGAATCGGCAGCTAGTTTTGCAGAGGTTACTGCATCATTTGCGAGGTCAGCAGTTACGATTGTAGCATCAGTAATCGCTGCTGAATCGACCATTGGGTCTATTAAGACATCCGCTGGAACTTTACCAAGATAAGCCACTAGGTAATCTCCATAATTGAAAGTACAACGTCTAAGGCATTAGACGCACTTGCCAAGCATTGCAATGCATCTGATGTTTGTAGGACAATCTTATTGCCAGACATTACTTCAAGCGAACCTCCTTGAGGGATTGGTGCTCCTTTAATAACATAAACATCATCTCCATTTTCCCCTGACGATGCATTTGTTACAATTTTTACATCAGCTGTTATAGCTGCAGAGCTTGTATTGGCTAGAGTACATCCTATTACAATAGCTGTCGTAGAAGAAGGTACTGTGTAGACTGCTGATAAGCTTGTTGATACATTCGCATCTGTTTTTAATTTAAATGTGTTTGCCATTCATCATCCTAAAGCAATTGCAAGAGCCGTCGCATCTCCTTGAACATTATCATTATCTGGAAAATAGTTCCTGGAATAAGTGGAACCATTATATTTAGCATAGAAAAGTTTACCGTCCCTATAATTGATAGCAACTTCACCTGTTGCCAAGCCATTGCTAGTCTCTGACGCATCAGAATTAACTGTAGGTTCGCCACCAGATGAACCATCCTTCTTAAGTTTGATAGTATTTGCCATGATTACTCCTAATCACTAAATGTTCCGCCATCAATAGTAGCTCCGCTGATAGCTGTAAAATAACCCGTCGCAAACTGACAATCACCGACTGAACCAGATATTACACCAGTACTTTCAGTGGCTACTGGAATATAAGTAAATCTATGAGAATTACTATCATCCATTCCAAAGAACATCTTTTTAGCACTACTATCGTAGTACTGACCTAAGATACCTCTGTCTTTGTTGTCATCTGAACCTGGAGCCGCATCTCCACCTAAGGTAAAGATTGGATCATCTATCGTTACAGTTGTCGAGTTTACAGTTGTTGTAGTTCCGTTCACAGTCAAGTTGCCAGTTACTGTCAGATTATCATCAACCTGAACAGTTCCACCAGCTGAATCTATCACAAGATTACCACTTGAAGTATCTATCTCATTACTAGCAGTAACCCCGATTTTCACATCATCTGCTGTTACTCCAGCAAACGATGGGCTATCCGAAGTTGCCACTGCTTGTCCTATAGATATAGTAGCTGTTGAACCTTCTGCTGGAGTATGACTCACTGTAACACCAGTGCCAGCACTAGTATCTGTCATGTAATTCCCAACAGTTTCCGTTCCTAGAATGACTCCATTATCCTTAATTGTAACGACCCCAGAACTTACTGCAAAGTTGTCAGAGTTAAACTGAGCTATACCCTTCGCACTAGTTGTAGCAAATACATTAGGATCTGTTACATCTACTGCTAAGGTTACAGAGTTATCATTACTTCCAGAAGCTACAGTTCCAGTAACACCATTCCCATAGGTTATATCCTGAAGGGTTGGTAAGTGAAATACTTCAACACTACTTGTATTATGACGGCCTACATACAGTTTTTTATCAGCTTGATTTAGTGCAAGTTCACCACTTAGTAAACTACCTGGTGCGTCTGTATCACTATTGCTACTATGGCGTCTAATCTGTATTCTATTAGCCATGCTTATCTCCTATTAAGTAAATGTTCCACCGTTAAGTGTAGAGACTCCAGCTACAAGGACTTCATTCCAAGAGTCTTCATCTCGAACATAAAAAACATCATTATCTGAATCATAGTGAAGGTCTCCCTCACTGACACCAGAAGTTGGAGCAGTTGTACCAGTGGTCACTCCTTGTAATGGCAGACTTTGTATTAATACATCTGCACTTCCGTTATCTATATATAGATTCCCATCATCACCCTTAAAGCAAAGTTTGGTATAGACATCTTTAATTTTATTTGGGGCTGATAATGTACCCATTAATTCTCTCCCGATATTACTATATCAGTAAATGTAGTAGAACTTATTGATTGATCACTATAACTAGTTGACCCTACAGTTACTGCTGTAAATGTAGGTGCGCTAGAAGCTGATACTCCGCTTAGCGATGGAGATGTTGCAGCAGAAACTGCTGTGTAACTAAAATCGTCAGGAGCATCAACAGCAGTAAAATTATCCGCAGTATAAGAATCAAAGAAATGATTTATGCTAAGCTCATTAAATGACCATGAAATATCATCCCATTCTGCGAGACCAAAATTGTTAGTCGACCAATCGTATGCTCTAGTATTAATTGCCATTAATACATCCTTCCACCGCCACTAGGTTTTTTATAAGCACCCATTCTTCCACCTGGCGGAGCTGATTGTTGCTGTGGAGCTGGCCTACTTTTCAATATTCCCCAATCTTGCAATTTGTCTATCCACCCTCTTTCAGCTGGTTGGGTTTCTGGAGTATCCCCAGTATAGCCACCATCCGTTACAGGAGCTGCCCCTCTTAAATTTAATCTTGCCATCTCAGGGTCTGTAAAATCACCAGAGATACCCATACTTCCTCTTGCTTCATAACGTGATTCTGGAGTTCTATCTGCTTGAGCTCTTCTCAATGCTGATTCTGTCAATCCACCCATCATGCCATCTTCTGCTAATGCATTTCCATATTTATCAGTAAAACCAGCTCTATTTAGAGCCCGCTGCATTTCTAAAACTGACTCATTATTAGTTGGATCAAAACCTCTAGAAAAATCCCACGACTGTCCTCTGTTTGCAGCTTGAGAAATCTTCTCTAAAGCAGGGTCTCCCTGACCAACACCGCCTTCATTGGCAGCTCCAGAAGCTCTATCATATGCCATTTCAGCTTGTTGAGCTCCTGTCTTCATTCCATACTCTCCGCCAGTCTGAAATTTGGCATGATGATCTTTTATTTTTCCTAATAATCCTTTTAAGTGTTTTCCTGGGAACCATCCCTGTTCTTCTGGCATAATAGCCTCCTTTAAAAATCCACTGGTTTAATGTATTTTACAGTCCCAGCTCTTGCTCTATATGCATATGCTCTTCCTTCTTTCACGCCCTTTTCAAATTTCTCGTGAAAATACATTGCTAATTGCAACTGCTCTGGTTTCTTCTCATAGCCAAGCGCAATAGCTTTAGCTACTAAGTAATCATGAAATTGTGCTGGGAAATCGCTTGTAGCTGTCCAAGAAAATGAATTAGAAGAAGGTTCTGTAAAAGCCGTTGCTTTCTTATAATAAAAAAGCGTTATCTTCTTTCCATTTTGAGATGCAGCTGGAGAAGTGAACTTCTCTGAATTAGGATTAAACTTTGCTATTCCTATAGCATCTCTCTCTGTCCACCATACCCATTGATTCAGAGCATATTTATTGCTCCAATTATCTACATAAGTACCAGCCATTACGTTAAGTCCCTTCGTATTGGTCTACCAACTAGTTTGGGGATATTAACATGGTCTGTGCTACCATCAGCAGCTTCCATATCTACTGATTTAATTTCAAGAATTGCCTCATCTAACGCATAGTATCTTTGGTCTGTCGCTAGATCAAACTGAGTGGCTTTTTCAAGCATTCTTGTTCTCTGGCTATACTCCTCTTGTGCAATATTAAGCATCTTTACTATTTCAGTAACACCTAAATCTGGATGATGTTGCTGAACCAGTTCAACCATTTCTTTTAATTTCAACGTCTAACTCCTTCTGCTGTACTATCAAGTATACCAGCTTGTGTATACGGAGTCATAAACTCACTTAGCTCTTGCTTTACAACCTGATATTGACTTTGAAGCCATTGGTAATCTGTGGTCAATTTACTGATAATGGTTGTATAAAGGCTAATCTTTTTTTGTAAATTAGTAGTATACTCTGAAAGATCATCCTGTAATCTCATAGACTCTTTCTGCAATTCAGTAGTATAAATAGTTGCTTCATTTTGAACTCTAGCAGTTTCTTTGCCTAATAAATTAGTATATGCAGAAACTTGTTGCTGCATTTGAGAAGTTCTAAGTCCTAATTCAGTCGTAAATATAGTAGCTTCATTCTGTACTCTTGCAGATTCTTTTTGTAGTTCAGCCTGATAAATACTAACATCTGTACCTGTTCTAGAGGATTCCTTCTGTATCTCAGCACTATATTCTGCTATCTCCGACTGTATACGAGATGTTTCTTTTTGAATTTCATTACTATATATCTGAGCTTCATTCGCAACTCTTTGCATTTCTTTCTGTAATTGATCCGAATGTCTTTGACTATCTGCCTGTATTCTTGACGTTTCCTTTTGAATTTCAGATGTGTATTTAGTAACAGTTGCATCAAATTGTTGCACTTCCTTACTAATCCCAGCTTGAAATTCTGCTAACCACCCAGAAGCTCTTTGCAATTCTTGTGCAGCGGTTTGAATAGTAGCCTGAGCCATTTCTTCGTCTTCATCAGCTAACCAATATCCAGCACTTTGAGCAGTTGCATCATCCCCACTTCCGCTTGCTTCGTCCGTAGCAATACCGACACTTATAAGGTCTTTTACTTTCCCTATTGCATCACCATGCTCAGAGTCGAGAGTAGTAGATATAGTAAGACTTGGTACGTTTTGAGTGAAACTAAAATCACTAGGAGGAGATATCGAGTTCATATCGATAGCCGTTGGCAGACTACTTGCTATAGTAAAATCACTAGGTAACCCTTTTGTAATACTTATCCCACTTGGTAAAGACTTAGTAATACTTATTGCACTAGGTAAATCAGCAGAAACTGAAATAGCAGACGGCAATGCAGTCGATCCCATATTAATAGCCGAAGGTAAGCTACTAGAAACATTTAACGTACTTGAATAATCAGCTAGAGCATCAAATACTGTAGTATCCGCATCTAGATCGGTAGGAAGCTTAGCGTTTAAAGAGGCCATCTTGTGGTGTAATAACTGAACTGCAGCATATAAAACTACCGCATGATACATCTCAGATGGAAAATTATCTATCGCACTATCTGTACCAGCAACTGAAGTATCTGGTAATACCATACTTATCTTAGCTGTTTGACTTGCAGTAGGTGTCGGTAAAACAGTTAACACTGCATTATTAATGTAATAAACTGGAGAATTAACACTCGCATAATAGAGACTATCTGAGTTAGCCGCATTACTTCTAAAAGCTGAATTTATTGGACTACATTTCAAGTCTTCCCCACTACTATCCGCACTTGTTCTCACAACATCTATAATCTTAGCATTAGTAGCCAATGTTAAGGTGGGAGAACTATTATTTAAAGTCTGTAATGACGCAAACAATGGTAGCATATCAGGATTAGTCTTCTCTAACATAGAAATAACCCACTGTACACCATTCGCTAAGAACTTTGATATAGCATTTGGATACGCATCAGTCTCACCAGCGTAATTACCTATTTCAGCATTAAATGCCATTATGAACTTTGTCCTAACCTAGCTCTTGAGATTTTCTCTCTTTTAGTCATAGTCTTTCCCTTTTTTGTCGCTCTGCTAACCTTCTTTGCTTGAGAGACCAATTTCCCTCTAGACATTTTCATCCTCTGAGCCATAGCCTTTATAATAGCTATATTGTTCTTCTTCATAGCTGACATTACTACTTTTGCTACTGCTGAAGTCATTTCTTCCTCTTCTTGGTAACCTTTATCTTACCACGATCTTTTATATTCTGTTGTCGACGGCTATTGTCATTAACTTCTTCTTTTCCAGATTGCCAAGGGCCACCGATATCATTACTAGTTACAATTTTCATATCTACCTTTCCAGTAAGGGGGGGCATAAAGCCCCCCCATAAATTACTGAATTATGCGAACTTTAACAAGGTATGAGTTTCTGGTAAAGATATTTCTAGACCTGCTTCGGTCAAGATTTGATCTTTCCGTCCATCAACATTATTGTTCTGTACATTAGTGATAATGTGCGTATCTCTCGATGTGCCATTAGCAGCTAATGGACGATATGCTACGTTCTTAAGATCAACCATAATAGCATAATCTTCCCACATTCCTCTGAATAAAGGCTGTTCGACCAAGTGTAAATCACCGTAAAGAGTATTTACTCGTGTTACATTATGTCCGAATGAACCTTTAACATTCTGGATATCTACGGAATAACCATTTGATCCACCGCTAGTTGTAGCTGTATGACCAAGTGCCATTGTGTTGCCTAAGAAAGAGCTTCCGCCAAGTTTGTTAAAGTAACTTAATACTTTACGTGAAGCAAGTACAAGTTTGTTTCCACTATTACCTGATTCAGGTGAGAAAACATCTTCCATTGCGTCAATAAAGTCATCATACGTTGAGGAAGCATAAGTAAAGGTCTTAATCTTTCCATAAGCTTCTGTGTAAGGTACGATTCCCCATGAACGACGAACAGGCCCTGTTGATGTAGAATCATCTGATCCTATACCAAATAACATTGCATGCTCTAAGTCCATTTTGTGTTCCATTAACTTTTCTTGCCAGACTCGCTTGTACTCATTGGATACACCACGATAGCGGGTAGCCAATGAAGTTCCACTAAATAAAGAGATTGCCGTTTTAAATATCTGACAATATCCTTCTCTATCATAGAACTCGTCTTTCCATCCTTCAGGATCAGTTGATCCCTCAGCCCATGCTGAACCTACAACCTGACATTTAGCATCCGCACGATGAATCAACTTGGAAGCAGAAGCTTCAGTTATTTCACCACTAACAGATGATGTAGGTTTGTAGACAACTTTAATAAAAGTTAAGTCAATCTCAGCATAAGCAGCATTGCTTAAATCTGGATCAGCGTTAACTTTATAATATGCAATTGCAGCAGTTTCTGAACCAACGCCAGCATCGGTGCCGTTAGCATCATATTCTACTTCAATAGCTACCATTTGCCCACTTAATATAAAATTAGGGGCAACAGCAGTTGTTACAACACGACCATATTTGTCATAGAGACAGTCCACCTGCAGATTCGTAAGATTAAAGTTAGAATCTGTTCCACTATGAGCTGAACTAGTCATAGCTGTTTTAACTTCAAAATTACGACGCTGCCATTGATGACGCTGCTCTAAAAATTTAAAAACAGGATCATCAGTAGGTTTCTTTGCTACTTTAGACAAATATGTAAAGAATGGAGACTGTTTAGGAGCGAGTTCAGCAACTTTTTCGCCAAAATTGTACATTCGTCTTGAATGATCAATTGAGGACGATTGCATTCCACCACCACTGGTGATGCTATATACGTTTGCCATTATTAACTCCTAGTTAGTTTTAACTCCAAGGATTCTGCTTATTATAGTCAGAAATCATACTGTCTATAATCTTATCTTCTATAGAATCCTCATTCTGTCCACTTTGAGAAGGCATAACACCCATCGAAGGAGGAACCTGCTGTGCCCTCTTTACCTGCTGAAAATCACCAGAAGGTGTATTCGCTGGTTGTTGAGGGGAGCTATATCCTTTATCCGAAGCATAAAGTCTCCACAGATTATCAAGATTAATTGAGCTTGGATCAGACATCACTCGAACAAAGTCTTCGGCTACCTGTGAGTCAACTTTATATTGACTCATAACATGGCTCTTCACACTTTCCATTTCACGAACTTGTGTCTGCTCCGCTTCACGACGCTGAATATCTTGCTGACGTTCAGTCTGTAATTTTTCTCTTTCGTCTTGCATCATTGCCATTTGATATTCAAACTGTAAGTTTTTATATTCATCCATTTGATCACGCCAAGCGTTCTCCTCCTGGACAAATTTTGCACTTTCAGAAGAAGGATCAGACAATGCTTCATCCATATTGAAATTATAAGGCCTCTGCGGCTTCTCTGGTGGGTCTGGAAACTCTGGTTCGGGTTCCGCTACTGGTTCAGACTCTTGCTGAGCAGGTGTCTGCTGAGTTGCAAGCTGATTGAACTGCTGCTGCAGTTGATCACGCTCATTCTTCATTTTATCAGCCTGAGACTGCCAATATTGGTATCTTACTTCATCATTATCCTTGGGTGCTTCAACTTGAACTTCCTGCTGGGGTGCAGATTCTGGCTCAGCAATTGCTTGCTCAACTTCATCTGTTCCTTCAAAAGCATCAGCTACAGACCCTTTTTCACCACCGAATATGACATCATCAACTAATGAGCTATCATCCTGTAAGTCAACTGAATGGACTTCAGGCTGAGAGGTTGTCAATTGTTCTGTTTCTGCCATAATATCTCCTATTTTTTAGACTGCTTCTTCTTAGGGCTTGAAGAAGGTGAGCCTTGTTTTGAGGCGGCCTCAGCCACCTCTTTTTTTGCTTGCCCTAAAGCGTCATCTAGGCGTTTCTCAAATAGAGTGCCAGACATTTTAGCCCTATTCTCAGTTCCCTTCAAATTGGACTTTGTTTTTTCGATTTCGGCTTTCATTTTAGCGTGATATATTTCACGCTCTCTTGTTTGCAGGTCTCCCTGCATTTGCTTGATAGTTTCAGTAGCTTGTTCTAATTGACTTTGCAACTGCTGTATCAAATCTGTTCTTTGCAGGACACCCTGCATATCGAAGACTTCTGTCTTCTTCAAAACTTCTTGCTTATCTATAATACCTTTCTCATAGGCATCCATATACATCTCTAACTGCGCCATTCTATTTGTCGGCATAGTAGAGCCAGTAACCACAACTACATCATACTTCCCAACCGTTATATCATTTAAAACTTTTATTTCTCCCGAATGATCATCATAAAGTCTTTTATTCACAGTATACTCATTTATAGAATTATTAGGCTGAATAAGTCTGACTATTTTTTGAGTAGTATATAATTGCTGCATTATAGGAATGGTAATCTGACCCAATCTATTTAATCCAGCTTCAATATCAGCAAGCTTACTTTTCATTTTACGCTGACCAAATTCGTCAAGACTGACTGTAGCTTTGTATGTATGGGGAGCAACAGCGGAGTTTCCCATAGTCATCTCATAGAGTCCCAATTGATGATCTATATCATTCTTAGCTGTGTTCTCATTCGAATACAATTCGTTCGGTAAGGGAGTTGGCTGAACGGGGGTTGGCTGCCCTTGATCAAAATCAACCTCGATGGCTACTCCAGGCTGGGCCCATTTCTGCTCAAACTCCCTCATATCTACCGAACCTGATGGTATTAAAATTTTTGTATTTGTACTTGTAGTAGCATGGGCGATAATAAGACTTCTCGTTTTATTAATGTATTCCTGCATACCTTTGACCATGCGAACATCTGACATAGGATAGGGGGTTCTGGTATGTTGGTTCATGAAGAACACAATAGGATACTTATCTATGGGGAGGATACGAGAATATAAATGTTTATCGCCCATAATTACGCACTGTTTAATTCTTTTTGTCGGAACAATAACTACTTCTATTGCTCCATTTTCGACAAGATCAGCAAAGGTTATTTCCTGTATACTGGGTTCTTCTGGTAACTCTAAATTGCCACGAGCTCTCCCTTGCTCTAATTTTTCTTGATATAATGTTTGCAATTGCTGTATTGCTGCTTGTGCCTGCTCTGGCTCTACTACTATCTGTCCCTGTATAATCCAGGCAGGTTGCTTTAAATATTGCTTATAATCATCTTCGTCTAATAAATCCTCATCACCAGTCATACTCTCAAATACTCTATAGTGATCTATCATTAATGGATAATATCTCTCATATCCTCTAATATATTCCTTACTTTCACCAAAATTATGTATTGTCTGGGTCTCTGTTGATTCAGGCCAAGTAGTCTCGCCATCGTCTTCTCTCCCAGTATTTGGCCTATCCGATAGAAATGTCTCAGTAGTAGCATTCCCAATAGCCTTCTTATACATTGGATATAAAGCCTTCGCCTGGTCTTTCGTATAAAGTCTTGATATGATTACATTTTCAGCATCATCTGCAAAAGGATGTCTTGAATTAGGATCAATATAAACGTCAAGGGGGTCTACATCATGTATACAAACCTCACCTTTGCCCATATCCATCATTGAATCTATAGAAACTAAAGCACACCCAAGACCAGTTACATAGTAATCATCAACAACTCTTCTTAATACAGTATTCCCTTCTGATATTTGCCATATATATTCTAGTAACCCATTTATAGCTTGAGCGACTGAATTATCACTATCTTCTCTTGGGGAAACCCTGAACTGTGGTTTATTAGCAGTTATTAAAGCTTTTGCTGCTTCAACTGCTGGGTGAATACGATTTACAACTAATGCAGCCTGCCCACGCTCCTCTAAGATACGCTTTTGGTCAGCTGTCCACTGTTTGCCAAGACGAAACTCCCTGTCTTCTTGAGCATGATTTGCCCAAACTTCACGCTTTTTGGAATATGTTTTCCATATATCCTGCGTTTCATCAACGAGTTTTTTGCCACTTTTCTGTGATTTTGAATTGTAAGCCATCATTTAATATTACGAATTACATAGTTAACCAGTCAAGTATTTTATTGCTTTTTATTTCAACCTCTGCTTTAGGGTCAAATTCATCCCTTTTTATTCTACATGGCCTTGAACCTTCAAGGGCAGTCCATACCGCATCCATGACATCATCATTCTTCCCTCTTGGATAAGATAAGAACTCTTGTTGAGCTGTCAAATCCTGGGGTCTGAAATAAAATTGACCCTTAGCAAAGATGGGTACTAATGATAACAGTCTTTCACTCTTTCTGTTCCGTGGTTTTACACCTTTTTCTAACCCTGGTATATACAGATTCTTCTCTAACATCAATGCTCTAGTCGCACTCCTTAGAGCTTCCTGATATGCAACTGTCTCAATTTTCATTCTTTTTGGATGGAATCTTTCATAAATATCAATAATCTTTTGAGGTTGTCTCGCAGGATCGAGCCTTTCCCTAAAAATGTCGACAACATACTTGTTATTATCAGCATCAATAGCAATGGTAGCAATAACAAAATAGTCAGCACGGGCACTAAGGCTAGATGCAGGATCAACTCCAGTATAGAGTTCGACTGGTATAATTTTCTTCTCATCTCCCACCTCTCTTACCAAACAAGGTTGGCTATTAATTCTTTCGAAATCGTAATGATGTAATTTTATATAGTCTGGCTTAAACGGAGCATCATCTGGTGACTGAGCAATATTCATGTATTCCTGATAGAATCCATTAATATTACCAACACTCTCAAATTCACTCTTTATTTGTAATATCCTATCTTTGGGGAATCTCTCAGGCCATATGCTCATCTCATCATCATCCCAGATACTATACCACAGTGTCTCCCAAGCAGGACTATCCTTAGCCCAATATAAGAAACAATCCTCAGAAATAACAGTACCAATCATTATAATTCTTCCATCATCTGATAAGGAGGGGATCACAGCCTCTGTCATCCACTTTCTATTCTTTGTTCTCCCTTCAGGGGTGAAAGCATTCAATTCAGATTCGAAATCATCTACTATGATAACATTGGGCCTAGTGTCCCCCTCGATAAAACCACGCACCCTCTGTCCAGTACCCACCGCAACAATACGAGTTCCGTTTTTTAATATGATATCGGTTCCAGTCCATCTCCTGGCTGTTGTAGAACTATAGTCACCAAAGATTTGTCTAAAATTATCACTATGATCTAAGTGATATTTTATTCTGGATAAAAAGTTTATTGACTGAGCCTGAGATTCGGATACAACAACAATAAATAAATCTTCATCTGGCTTTTTGTAAGCTATTTTATAAAGAGGAAATATCAAGGAGCAGACAGTGCTTTTTGCAGTCCCCCTCGGTGCAGCAATCAAAACACGTTTTGTATCATCATTCTTAAGTTGCTTATATATATCCCTATGAAAAGGAGGAGTTTCCTTGGCGAGTGCTTTAGGAAAACAATACTTACCAAACCATCCCATATCTCTTTCAAATTCTTTTCTTTCTTTATCAAGAGCATAAGCGGCCTCATAATCACCGTTTTTTCCCAGACCTTTTTGAATTATAGCTTCCATTACGCTTCTTCTTTTTTACTCTCTTTTTCTTCTTTTGTTGTCTCTGCCAGCTCATTTGTTTCCTCCGTTTGCGTTGCTTTGAATAACTTTTTCTTTTCTTGGATATCGGCAAGTGTTGTCTCAACGGTAGAAGCTTCTATCTGCTGAGTGGTAATAATCTTACCCTTACCTTTCATGTCATTCATATCCATTAACTTATCTAATACAGATATAGCTATCTTGGGATCACCCTTCGGGCCCATATTATCGCCATCCCAATCCATTACTTTATCTAAAATAGCAGCTAATGCTCTTGCAGTATCAATTTTCCCTATTGGAAACTGCTCTACAATCTTATCTAGTTCATCCTTTGTCATTTTCCTGAATACCTCCGTTCTCATTGTTTTCTTTACCGCATACTTCTTTGAAGATGGTAAAATTCCAAATATTGTTCTTATAGCTACCTCTTTATTCATGCCTGGCTGGGCCATAAGGTATGCTAATTTTTGAAAGTCATCTCGACCTTTTATATATTTTCCTCGATTATTTTTCCCACTGATTGTGTAATTGTTTGAACGTCCTTCTGATCTTATCTTATCCCGATCATTATAAATAAAAGAGGGCCCCCAGGGATATTTGACGCTTATCCTCCCATTCTTTAACACAGAACGCCTCAGGCATTCAGCAACTTCATTGTCACTGGAAATACCGTACTCCCCTTTAGAAACCTCATATGGGTGTTTATATGACAAACCCAGTTCATCCGCTTCCTCCTTTGAATAAACTGGGTATTCTTTTCCTGATACTACTTCGTATCGCACAAATAAAGTTACTTGCCTCGTTGGGTATATGCACCACGCACAACCTTAGGGGCTGCTTTAGCTTTCTTTGCTGGTTTTTCTTCAGCTTTCTTCGCTTCTTTTTTCGCTTTTGCCATTTTTTACTCCTTACGTTTCCATTGCTCGTCTAATCCAACCAACAATAAAATCAGCTAGTTTAGGCTTTCTTTTTATTAGATCAGTATAGAATAAAATTCTATAGACCTTTAATCTAGATGCATCAATCTTCTTCGACTCTCGGATGGTATTCCTACCTATTAGGCCATCGACCACCAGTCCGCATCCCTTAGAATTACAAGCCTTCTGTAAAATCTTTACAGCTCTACGCTTACCCATATTCACAACCATGTCAAAATAGGTCTCTCTGAGACTGCTGGGAAGAGAAGAAGCCCTCGAAGGCTCCCAATAGCTATCTTTATATATCTCAATAGCTCTCTCTGTAGTGAGATTCTTTATATCCTCTTCAGGATGACTCCGTTTGGCAATACCATAATTAGTCTCACCACCAGGATCATTAGGATGATCTACATATCCACCTTCCCTGTCTAGAATCCCATGTACTAAATCTTCAAATTTCATTACTGTTGTCTCCCATTAATTCTTCCTTTTAAATATGCCAGATCATCGGTTACATCATTCAATTCTTTCACAATATCTTCTCGATGTCTCTGAGAGGTATCGTCAGATTTATTCCATCTATCAATTAATTTTACTACTATACCCTCAACATTCTCAGTTGTCGTCTCCATTTTTGCAATATGCTGCCGTATATTGTCTAAATCTTCATTTTGGAGCTTCTGGCTCTTGATAAGGTTCATAATCATCATTACAAATAATGATACTATTATGCCAATCGCACCGTATTCCATATACATTTCCATCATACCCATTTATCCTTGCATTCATAGTATTATTCATAGCCCAGACACCAAAAGGAAAAAGCAGAGGGGCCCCTCTAAAACGGAACTTCATCAACATCAGCACTCAAGCTCGCATTGTGCGAGATTTCGTCATTTTCAAAACTCTTAAAGAGCTCGACGACTCTATTGTAATGATCTTCTCTTCTTTTCTGAGCCATGAAACCCGTTATTTCTTCCATATCTTTGTAAATCTTTTGATAATTCAACGATTCATCGCTCTTAATATAGTCATTTATATCTAAACCAGACAATATTTTTCTCCTATTTTCCTTGACCCCTGTATCTCTTGATATATCGCTTCTTAGAGCCTTTATGACTATACTTCGTGTTCTTAGAACTCCCCTGTGAAGTCTTTTTTCCCCTCTTTTGAGGCTTGTATTCTACTATAGCTTGTCTCAAATATCTTCCAAACGCTTATCCTAAGAGAAATCATTTTATTTTACTTATAATTTATATAATAAAATACACTAGATGCAATAGTAAAGTAAACCTTTACACCTCTTTTGTTAAGTCTAGGTATTACCTCGTATAAGGGGAATAGGGAATTTTTTAAAAAAAATATTTTAGATCAAAGTACGGAATCCTAACATCTTCGTTTTACCAATTTTTTTTCTAGATTGGGAATGCGTGATATACAGGTTGCTACACCCCTTCGAAATTCACTGGGTGGGTTGCCTCCCAGGTTGAATTTCTTGTTGTGTTGAGCAAGTTGGCCCCCTACATACCTCTGCAAGAGGTTTGCAGTATCATAGACACATAGTATCTATGATTCTTCACAATCATCCATAAGGTGAACCATATGAATGAAACAGTTCAGACTAAAGATAACAACGTCGTAGACGATGCTACCTTTAGCAATACTGCAGCAGGCACCACCTTCCGTGGCGACTTTGAACCAGAGCGTGACCGCACTGGCAAGATTCTTTATACAAAGAACTTCAAAGTACGCACACTGCAAGTTGAGCGCACATTCCCAGCTGTTCTAACAGCTAAGACTGTTGCTAAGATTGCCAAAGCTTCTGAGAAGCTTGAGCAAACTCTCAACGTGCAGGAAGGTGTCGACTACCGCTTAAGTGGCGAACCCACACAGTACGAAGGTACTGATGAGTTACCACCAGCGATGGTCGCCTACTACAAGCCAATCGTCCTTAGGGACAGCATTAGCTTTTCGTAGCACCTGCGAGGAAATGAATAGTAGCGTAGCAAGCAACTGAAACTATTCATTTCCTTTTTTTATTGTGTGTATAGTAACAGGGTGCTATATTGTATAGTAGTCGTTAGTACACGTATAAATAAAAGGAGACAATTATGTCTAAGAATAAAAATAAGGACAATCGTTACAGATTGGAGAACATTTCCATAAAGGAAATAGTTGATAAATACCCTGATAAGTATGTTGAAACACTGCAAAAAGGGAAGAATACTGTTTTAGTATTGGATACTTGTAAGATAGTATTCAAGAATGAAAATGATTAGGACATTTGGCTACCTCACGCCAAGAAGTTAACCAGACAGGGGCTGGTAAGTATGAATAATACGCCACGGTATCAGGAATTGTGCTGCACTCTACAATATGTTAATAACTGAGTAGATGTTGTGAAGCAGCCTGGCGATAATGTCCTATTATCCTGAGTAAGATATAAAACTACTCAAAGATTCAATAGTATGTTGAGGGAGGTCTGACGATTAGGAGGACGATGACATCATTTATGATGGGATAAGCGTTCGTGTAAACATATTATTAAATAGAAAAATATTAAGCATTAACTACTCGTGGATTAACCAGTTGTAGTAGAGAGAATATAGTACTTAATTTCTTTGACTTATGCTTAGGGCAGTTGTTAATCGACTGGATCGCATTGCAGCAAATGCATATTTTTCTATTTATTAAGGACTCAGTTGAATCCATACATTGTTCGCAGCAATAATTTGGACAACGAATTAACGTCTTATGCTGAGTCCTTAAATATTTGCCACTCAGACTAATATCAGTCTTAAGCTATTTGAATACATAAAAGAATAGTTCAGTTAATCGCTGAATAGATTACTATTACTTAGTGTAGAATAATAGTGACTGACGATCTACCCAAGTGGAGATACGAACTTGAGTGGCATAAATTTTGAAATTCTTTTTTGCATATAACCTTGGTCGGCCTATGTAAATAGAATTTCATCACGAATAAATGTCTAACAGCTTTGATAGTGCTACAGAATCTTGGAATAGAAAGCAGACTTCCAAGCATTCATTATTATGCGTAAAGGTGGGAGTATGCGTATTCTGGACTAACTGCACCGTTCTAATTACGGACTAATTAGTACCCACCAAACTCTTATCTCATCATGTACAACTCGGAAATTAATGGTATGGTTGCAATCCCAACGAGAGGAAGAATAAACTTGATGAGCTCAATTAGGTGTAGGAAGTGTATATGAAAACTACATAAATTGATTGGTCTGACACTACGATTGATACCTAATTCATTTATTCAAGGGAGGATAAAATGAGATCATTAAATAAATACAAAGTAAATCTAAGAGTGCATAATGAATTTATGCACAATGGAAAAATATATTCGTATAATACACATGTAGCGAATATAAATCATCGAAACAAAACAATAAAGCCAAATGGTTGGTATTCTAAAACAACCTCAAAGCATATTAACTATGTAGCGAAGGAACTTGGCTATAAAGTAATAAAATAACCCTTAAACAAAAGGAGTAGTAATGCCATACTATAACACAAATCGCGAGACTGGGGGAGAACTCCAGGCAAGCAGAAAACAGGCAACAAACCAAAAACGACTTGTATTAGCAGTTTTTGAGACATACCCAAATGAACCATTGACTCCAGATGATGTTCATAATTTCATAAAAGAAAATAGTGATGATCCAAATTCAAAGTTATGGCCTATCACATCTATACGAAGAGCTATTTCTGACTTAACAAAAAATAGTAAATTGTATAAAACAGATATTAAGAAAACTGGATCATATGGTAAAAGAGTTCATTGTTGGATAAAAGTATGAGTATGCAAATAAACCTTGAAGATCAATATACTGCACCTGAAGGAGACACAATACTTATGGGTGAAGTCTATGTAAATCGCAAACAATGTTGTGATTTAGATGAATGTGATGGTTCATTTGTATTGAATAGGACTGTTAACCCTATAAGTTTTAAATGGCATTACACATTAAGTTGGTTCAAAGAATTGAAAGAACCTCATAAAAGTAAAGCTGAAGAGAGAATATTAAAACTATTTAGTGACATAAAAAGAAATAATGGAGGCGAATAATGAACGGACTATACCAGGATATATTAATTTTGCTCCTTATTGGAGGCTGTGGAGTTTGGATAATTCATAAATATTATGATTTATTAGAAAGACTCGAAAATAAAGATAAAGAAATAAGAGTAATGCAAGAAAAATTAATAGAATTAATGCAAAATGATATTAATATTGACGGCAAATATAAGATAAAGCATAAATGGACAGTTGAAAAGATTGAAGATTTGGTAACAAAATTAGAAAAAGTTATTGAATCCAGTGATGTTAATAATCAATGTCTAAATACTTTACTTAATACTCTATCTTTGAAAGATTGGTTGAATCATAGTGATAATGAAGATTACATAGATTTTAAAGCAGCAAATGAAATTAGACAGGATGTTGATGATGTTTGATTGCTGTGAAGAATGTGATTATTGGGAAGATCAGATAGATATTCACATTGATAACCAAATAAAAGAGTACAAATTAATAAATATTGCGAAGAAGGACTCAAAAGAAACAAAACTTTTAATGATTAAACCTTTTAGTAAAAATACTGAAAGAAGTGATATAGTATTAAAAAAAGAGTTTTATAGAGATAGCAATGATCAAGTGATTGCTAAGGTTGGCACCACTTCTTCGCAGAAATAATGACATAGGATACAGTCACTGATAAAGGCAAAAGAGTAGCCACTCATAGCAGAGTTTGAGAAACTCTCACACTGTATCCTTGTCTCCTAGTGTAATAAAGGAAAATAGATGGCAATTAAAAAAATTAGTAAAAATGTTATATCTATCGAAGATTCTAATAATAAAGAGATAATATACGTTACACAGTCTTATTGTAATCATAAATACAAGAAAGAACGTGGTCGTGTTAATCGATATATTAGTAGTTTTTATAGACTTGAAGATGAAATCACAAGACTAAATAAACTTTTAGAAAAACAACATGAGGATATAATTAATTTAAAAAAGAAAAGGAAGGAGAATTGAATGCGTTTAGATGAAAGTATCTTACAAACTAAAACCGCTGTAATTTTAATAGAAATATTAAAAGAAGTGAGAACTATTACAAAAAATAATACTAATGCTGCAAAAGCAATAAATGAAAAAATAGAGTATTGTGTTGATAGACATACTAAAGCAATGAATAAAGTAAAAGAAAGACGTAAAGTAAATAATTTATCAGAGATTGTAAGTGATAATAATTTTTTAGGAACTTATAAAGTAAATCTATAAACATACTAATAAACCCCTTAATAAGGGAGAAGGAGTAATAATGAGCTTATCAGTATTTGAATGTTTAATCTTTGTATCTGGCATAGTTGTCGGATTAGTTGTCTCAATGGTATTTTACCATTGTTCATTAAAAAGATTTAAACAACAATTATATAAGTTAAAAGGTCAAGTGTACTATTGGTCAAGACAGATACCAGTAGCTAAAAAACGCGGAAGACCTAGAAAAAAATCTGTTTAACCCCCATTAATACCGATCGGAGGATAAAATGGCTAATGTAACAGTCGTATCATACCACAACGGAGGTATGCCCAGGGATATGGAAGGTTCAACACCTGCTGAGCTAGCTCAACAGTTGGACATTTCACTCCAAGGGGTGTCAATACATGTAGAACGTAGTGAGGCTAAAGCCAACCAACAGCTTGCCGATGGTCAATTTGTATCTTTTCAAAAGAGCAAAGTTGCATCAGGTAAGTAGACTACCGTCTGCATAAAAGAGAAGTGAATAGCATTATTGCTATTTTATGGTCTATCAATTTCTGACTTAATTCTTTAGAAATTAAAAGTTTACCAGCTTTTCTTACTTTAACTAAATCAATTAAATTAAACAATAATAGGAGTTACCATGACGTGGGTAATTAATAAAACCTTTCCTGATAAGTTGGGTGAAGTAGTAGACTGCAAGGGATTACCATTTGATGTTAATGCTGCAGCTTATGATAATAGATTAAAAAAGATTTTTACGAAAATTTTTACTCTATTTGAAGGTCAGATAGATACGTATTGGAATACATTAAAGAAAATGATATCAAATCCTAATGATACATTTGGATTAGTATGCATAGATGGATTTCTTAGAGATATGTCTGGTAGTAATGATATTGCATTAATATTTAATATGGGAATACCTAGATTAAGAGGAAAAACAATATATCATTTAGATAGAATATATCTTAGATTACCAATAAATGGAGATATAAGATTTTACAATTCTTATCTAGATGATGAAGAGCAATACTATGATATGACTCATAAGGGAGCAGTAGCATGGCATCCGCATATCCAAAATACCTATCCTTGTTTAGGTGGTTATGGTAATGAATTAACAAGATGGAGATCAGAAGGAAATCCAATTATGTATTTAAATGTTATTTATCAATTTTTAAATACATGGAATCGTAATTCACCATTTTGGGATTTGAATCATAAGCAAATAGATCATCTTACACCTGGAGGTAAAAATTTTAAACAATCTGTAATAGATTGTGCACTTTATTCAAAGGAATTGAGTACTAATAGATTTAATATAAAATTTATATTAAATAATATTGATAAAATTAGTACAAAATCATTAAAAAATGATGCACATCTAATTGCGATAATATTAAGAAGATTAATTTCTCAGCAAAGATTGATAGTGAATAAAGTAGAAGATTTATTAAATGAATCAGACCAAAACTATTATTATTTGAAAAATATAGTTCAAGAATCTGATGATTATGATGATTCTTCTTATTCAGAAACAAGATGGAGAAATTTCTCTATAATAAATGATAATTCAAATAACACTCAAATAATGATCCCTGTTTTTAGACAAAAAAGAACAACAAGAGACATTCATAGATTGAATACAAGTAAAATAACAAATAATGAAAATTATAGATTATCTAAAAGAGTACTACTTGGTTTAGAAAAACTAATGATTTTCTTATATAGATATGTAAATGATGGAGATATTTACAAAATAATATATGAAAATTCTGATTATCCTATCAGATTATATGCTCAATATGTTTTTCCACTACTATCAAAACAAAATAAATTCTATGATAAAATGACAAATACCAATTTGTATAAACATAGAGTTGGACATTATACAAATGAAGACGAATCTATTAACAATGAATTAAGTTCTGAAAAAAGTAAAGTTTTTAATTCATATCAAAATAGATTAATAAGAGTAAATAGAATGATAACTAAATATTATCAAAATATGTTTACATCTGAATTTGTTAATGATCATATAGATAATGTAGTGAATAAAGCATTTAAATATGAAACTGCAGAGTATGTAAATCATGAAGGACTTACAGTAAAAAGAATAGAAGATAAGGGACAATTTTGGAAATTATTAAATGTGTGGGATATAGATGACCTCGGAGAAATAGAATCTATATTTAACAAAAAATTTCCAAGTTCTTTAATTGAGTTAATAAAGTTATATGAAAATATTAAGATAGATATGATTAATAAAGAATCTGATTTCTTAATAGAAGAATATAGCACAGTCATAAGGAGTTTAAAACAATATGGCAACGAAACTAATAATACCAAAGAAGATTCACAACAAGTACACTTATCTTTTGAATAGATTTAAGAGCTTTGAGTGGTCTGGCCCTGCATGGTATAAGGTCAAAACAGATAAAGATGGTTTTCCTGAAGAATGGAAAATTGTTCATTTCCACCCATTAGATTTAGGCAGTCATGCTGCTACTGAGTGGGAAGCTAAAGACTTAGCTAAAATTCTGAAAAGGACTTATGCTGATATGCCAAGTTTGAAGAAAACTTACATGGGTTTAATACATAGTCATAATACTATGGGAGCATTTCTATCTGGAACAGATATAGACACAATCCAAGAGATGGCACCTGACGAAGGATTCTACGGCAGCTTGGTGGTCGCCAGTGCTGGCAAAGCTTTGCATGCTTTTGGATTTGGTTATAAAGATCAGTATAAATGTGCTCATTCAATAGAAATTGATGAGGAGAATATAAAAATTAATATTCCTGAATTTAAACCAGATGATGAATGGGTTGCTATAGCTGATAAAATCGAAAAAGATAAACCACAGGTTAAGCCTGGTAATCAAGTGCAATTATGGAATCGTGGTAGATTGCAAACAGTACCAAGTGTTGATAGTATTGCTACTACTAAAGCCAAGAAAGAACTTGTAGATAAGAGAACTGCTATATTAGATAAATTAACTTCTAAAAAAAGAGAAGTAGCTCTACATATTTTATTACAGAATGAAACAGCAGTAATGACTGATATAGCAGCTGAAGATGCTCTACAGGAACTTGGAATTAGCTTAATGGATGTATTAACTCTTATGGATGATGGATATAATTACGGATATGGATATGGAGGTGCATATAATGGCTACTACTAGATTCTTAAGAAATAAAGATTTAATACCTCAAAGTAAATTAGATCATATAGGTTTAGTCGGATTAGGAGGTATCGGTTCACAGCTGGTACCTCTCTTATCCATAATGGGATGGAAGAAAATAGTAGGTTGGGATCATGATACATTAGAAGAACATAATCTGAGTACTACAATGTTTCCTCAGGGAGCATTGGGTAAATCAAAAGCTGAAGTAGCTAAGAATGTTTCTAATATGTATTCTGTTAAGCCTGGAAATAATAATTTCTATAGAGAATATTATGATGAGGCTAGTCCTACACTACCGAAGATGATTACTTGTCTTGATAATATGGAAGGAAGACTTTTAGCTTACAATAAATGGTTAGAGCAAAGTAATAGACAATTCTTTATTGATTTAAGAATGGGAGCTATGGCTATGGAAATCATTGTAGCTACAAAAGAAAATGACAATTATTTAGACACTTGGTTGCCTTCGCATGAAATAAGTGAAGAACCCTGTACAATGAAACATACAATCTTTACAGCTTCTATAGTTGGAGGCTTTGGTGTAGATCAGGTTTTCAATATAGTTGCAAAAAGACCGTATTATTCGTATATTTGGATAGGCTTAATGCCGCTCGAAATGCGAACTGATAATCTCATTATAACACATTAGATAAGGATAGTCATGGTTATACAAGTAAGAAAAGTATCCACTGACTGGACAACATTGCCCACTGGGTTGACTTGGTATTTTATCGGTCAACCCAAAACGGGTAAAACCACACAAGCCAGTAAATGGAGTCCCAATGGAGCCGAGGGATGTCTATTAATTGATACTGATTTAGGCTCAGATTTTGTTGAGGGAGCAAATACAGTTACCGTTACCTCATTGAATACACCAATAAGACCTAAAATGATTGATAATAAGCAAGTTACAGAAAAAGGCAATCCTGTTACAGAAGTAGTGCCTAATGACGAACGTGGTTATTATAATCGAACTGGAGAAATTGGTGAACCAATGGAAGTATATTCTATGGTAGAAGTATACTATTGGTTAAAGGATAATTTGAAAAAGTTACCTTATGATACTATTGCTATTGATACTATTGATCATATAAATAGATGGATTGAAGCTGAAGTATGTGATGAAAGAGGTCAAGCAGCAATGGGTGAAGGTTCTTCTTGGGGTGCTGATTGGGCACAAGCAAGAAAAAAGAATCTTGATATTGTAAAAAAGTTTCAAACATTGTGTAAATCATTAGGGAGAAATCTTGTTTTGATTTCACATGCGAAAAGTACCGTCATAACTGATGGTAAAAGTCAGTTAGGGCCAGAGCTACCACGAGGTTTAGCTTATGCTTTAACTGCGAGTGCGGACGTGATAGGGTACGCTATGGCTAATAAAGAAGATGGAAAATTCTATCTATCTTTTAAAGCATATGATGAAAGAACTGTAGGCAGCAGGCTAAAGCCCTTAGCCCAGAAAGTTCTTGAATTTGATTACGATAGCGTAATTAATGAAATACTAAAATACAAAGAAGAATAGGAGTAGCATATGCCGTTCAGAGGTTCTTACGAACAAAGCTCAAAAGACATGAATATTGCACCATTTCTTGGTTTCCAAGAAGTTGCATTAACAGATGTCGTAGATAAATCAGATGATTATCCAAATATGGATGTATTTTTAGAAATACATTTTAGAAATGGAAATTCACAGTATCCTTGGAAATATAATCTTATAGGTTCATTTGATAAAGATACTGATGGAACTGTATCTGGTAGTAGCAGTTTATTAAAAAGAATCTTGTATTTTACAGATGCTATTGGTTGGGCTGGCGGAGTTAATACCAAGGGTAACTGGGTAGATGAGGATGATAAAATTGTCGATGATATCGCAGGATTATTAAATCTTCATTATACTTCAGCTAACTATGGTATAGATGATTCTGACACTGAACATAAGTATTACATATTTACTTATAAAAAGTGGAATGAAAAAGCTGGAAAAGCATACACAAATGTATGTCCCAAAATTGTATTAAATGACGAAAGAGGTCGCAATGATCTTGATAGTTATATAAAATACATGAAAGCTAATAAATTCATTGTAGAGCACGATGACACTAAAACACCTGTTTCTAATGGGAATATGACTAGTACCACTACTAGTAATTCTCGTAACATGTTTTAAGTGCAACTTTATCACGAAGTAGCAATAGGGAGTCCTCGTAATAGGGGACTCCTTATTTCTCCAGATGAAATTATTGATGTTATATTAGAACATGGTGATAAATATGCCGTTTATAAAAGTCTATATTTATATGATAATGAAGGAAGACAGTATCACAAACTTAGAAAAAGTTTTAAAGATTTTCTAGGCAAAAGATACATAAAAGATGTATTAATTGATATAGACAGAGCCGATAATACCGATAATTATACACTTAATAAAACAAAAGGTGTATTATTTGAATTAGAGGAATTAGGCGTACAAAAACGATCATATAATGTCTATTTTAGTGGAACTGGATATCATATTATAATAAGTGGAGAAGTTTTCAATTTTCCTCAAGGAGATACAGACTTACCATTTATTGTAAAAGAAACTATGAACAATTTATTCAGTGACATAGACTTATCAGTATATAATAGAACATCAATATATAGGTGTGAAAATACTTTAAATCAAAAATCAAATCTTTACAAAATTCCATTAACTCATAATCAAGTTCAAGAATCTGATGCAGAAAGTATATTATTAGATTCTTCAAAACAGATTATACTTGATTCTGATCCTATTTGGGGAGATGGTGAATTAGAGAAATACTTAATCAAAGAAGTTCCCAAAATAAGAGTAATGGATTCTAATGTAGAACCGCGTAATATAGTACCCTGTGTTCAAAAGATGTATAAACTTGGCCCAGAAGAAGGATCAAGAAATAATACTTTGATGCGAATAGCATCCCATTTCTTTAGACATGGTATACCAAGTGAAGCTGCAAAGGCTTCATTGCTGCATTGGAATAATGATCAGTTAAGAAATGATGTAATAATAAGAAAAGTAGAAGACACCTATCGTGGTGGATACAAGTATGGATGTAAAGATGTCTTAATGGCTAAGCATTGTCAAACAAATTGTATCTACTATAGAAGAAAGGATTATCTGATTGATGTAAAAAATAGTGAAGAGTTACAATCAGAGCTAGCAGAAAGACTTGAAACTGATTTTTCTGGTAGAACAATTGACTTAGCTCAGATTCTTGGAGTACATAACAAAGATGCTACTATCTATCCAGGGGAATTAGTAACTATATTTGGATCAACAGGTGCAAATAAAACTGCATTAGCTCAAAATATAGTATTGGGATACAATGCTGAGTATGATCAGATAATTAAAGAAAAACAAATACCAACATTATTCTTATCATTAGAGCTTTCTGGATTTGTAATGCACAGAAGGAATTTACAAATTGTAGCAGGTGCAAGTAAGGATACTGTAATGAGTAATTACAAAAATCTATATGATTACCATAAAGAAGAATTGAGTCATATAATTATGCAATCAATTAGCCCCACAATACCTCAAATACAAGACAAAATAAAACAATTGCAACCTAAATGTGTCGTAATTGACTATATTGACCTTGTAGATGTACCTTTCAATAAAAGAGGAGAGTATGAAAAACTTAATTATATAAGTCACTCTCTATCAAATATAGCTGTAAATGAAGATATCATTATCATACAGATTTCTCAAGTCTCTAGAGACTATTCAAGAAATCAAATAATGGATTTATATGCAGCAAAAGGAAGTGGTGCAATAGAAAATGCCTCAAGGAAAGTAATTGGAATTACAGGCTCTGCTGAAGAAACGGAGAAACAAGTATCTTTATATAAGAACAGTGATGGCGACCTCTTTGATGTCAAGCTTGAATGGACACCATCATTTAGATTAAAGAGAAAATTTCCCCAAGTAATAGAGAGTAAAGTGATGAGTAGAAAATTCACTATATTGGAGGAATAATGGCAACAACAAAAGAAATAGTTGGTGAATTGATTGATGTAAATCAACAAATGGAGCTCATAGAGCAAAGACCAGACATTGACATGGAAGAGCACAAGCTTCTCGAAGAGAAGCGAGTAGAACTCCACAAAAAAGTCAGGACTAAAATCCAAAACGTCGACTACTTTATTGTCGAGCTTAACAAAAAAGAATACACGATTGACGCTGAGGTTGAAGCGTTAAAAGATGAGATTAGCAGATTAAAGTCACGAAGAAAAGGCCTACAAAGAACAAAAGACTTCTTTAACAAACAACTTCTTCCAGCTATAATCATGGAAATTGGTAACGATGATGGAGTATATGAAACTGATACCGCCAGGTATAAGCTTTATGAAACATTTGGCCCAGTTGATATTGATCCTCATCAAATATCGGATGACTTTAAAAAGGTCGAGATAGTTGAGAAATTGGATAAAGTAAAAGCTAGAAAAGCTGCTATTGCAGCATTTAACGCTGATAAAGATATGCCAGAAGGCATAGCAATAAGAAAAGTTAAGCGAGTAAAGAGATCATAATTTGAACTTATTATTATCTCTTGCAACCTCTACGAGTTTAGCTATAAATTATATAGGGCTCAGTTGTTCCCATTACTCCCGTGGTGGGACAGTGAGTAAAAACACCTATGCTGAGCCCTTATAATTATGAAAAATAAAAACAATGAAATAATTACTCGTACAAGTAAACTTTATCCGTTAAAATTTTACATATCAATTATGGATGAATCATATATTCCAATAAATAAAATATGGGTAAATGAAAGATTAGGGAAATTAGGAACATATGGCGAAATCTTAAATGGTAAACAAGATAGAAAATCCTATAAAGAATGGTTAAGGAAAAACGAGAGAAGAAAAGATTTTTATTTTTATTAATAAATGAAGTATGATAAAGAAACATTTCGTGAGGTTTTAGAGCCTCATCATCGAACTTACTGGAAGATTGCTTACACCAAGCTACAGAGGAAAATGCAAAGCCTCAAATCCTCCCTTAAGAAACGATCAGAGGATTCAGGAGTAATATTTGATATTACAATGGATCAGCTGCGTGAAATGTTTTATCATAGATATGGTAAATCATGTAAATACTGTAGAAAAAAAATGACACTGAAAAATATGGTTTGTGATCATATTATCCCGCTAGCAAAAGGTGGAGACTCAGTTATAGATAATTTACAGTTAATATGCAAAGCATGTAATACCAGGAAAGGCCCATTAAATGAGATAGAGTTTGTCGAACTTATCCTATGGGTAGAAACATTAAAAGATGAAACAAAAGAATATGTGCTAAGAAAATTAGCAAAAGGAGGAAGATACTGATGAAAGAAAGAAGAAAATACCCCTGGCCCCCTGCTGGATGGAAAGAAATAAAGGGTGGATTAATGAGCACAAAAGAGTTTTTAGAAGTAAAAACTGACAGAAGAGTAGACGATAAAGCGAAGCGAAGATGGCAAGAACAGGCCTATAGAAGAGGATATCGTCATGGATACGATCAAGGCATAGACGATATAATAGATTTTTCTTGGAGTCAGGCAGCTAAGTTTTTTGATAAAATCTTAATGCCTTGGTCTTATTTTAAGAAAATTCCTAAAAACAAAGATGGTAAAACTGAAACATATTTCCCACCATTGTTAAGATTTTGGAAAACTAAGGGAGGGAAATAATGAACTTAGATCGTGAACAAGCTGAAATTATAATGACAGCCTTGCAAAACTACAGAGGTGAATTATATATAGATGGCAGCAATTCACCAATTTTAGATAAAGTGAACAAACTTGTTTTAGATATTGAAGATGAGATGGAATCTAAAGATGTTGGTCAAAAACGGATACCTGTAACTGAAGATATGTATCAAATAGGATCAGAAACTGGTATAGAAGCTGATTATGCTTTACAAGATAAGTCTAAATGTGGAGATTGCGATGAATAATAAACAAATATTGAAAAATAAAGTTACCCACTTAGAACAAGCTTTACTAGAAGCTGACTTTGCTATGAGAACTATGGCTCAAAGAATAGATGAAATGCAAGCAAAGATGAATAAGTATAAGATAACTGGTGACCTATCTCATTTAGAACAAAACAATGATTTGATCATTAATCTAATAAAGGAGAGATTAAAAATAGGTGCGGAAAGATACCACCAAAATGTACCTATCTTGCCAAGCGATAATATTACTAGAGATAACTTTTACGAAGCAGTTGAAGAAGCACTGGATTTATCCGTATATTTAGCTGCATATATGTTGAGGCTGATGGAGGAGAAGGAGCGAAGAGAGGGCGAACCGACGACAGCAGACGAACATAATGAAAAATATTTCAAAGAGGTTGAAGATGACAAAGCTAAGGGAAGCACAGCTTGAATGTGCAAATTGGAATGTGGGGAATTGCCTAGGCTGTAGTTTATATGTTGACAAGGGGTACCTTAAAAGGAATGGATGGGTACCAGTTTTTCAAACTATAAATACAAAAAAAACAGGCAAGCCTTGTATAGTAGAAAAAGGGTGTAGATACTTCGAAAATTTTATATCAAGATAAACTGCAGATGTAGAATATCTTAGTTTTTAATACCTTTCTCTAAGATAGAAGCAGTTTATCCCTTCCACAAAAGAGGAGAGCATAAAGGGTTTAGTAATTGCCCTGCTCTCCTCTATCTTTATAAGTTCTATCTTTACTTTTATGATAATCTATAAAAGCTCCACTAGCTAAGACAAGTAAAGCAGCCACACTCAGGCCTCCAAGACCCATAGCAGCATGTCTCATAAGCCAAAAAGGACTAATCATTTTTCTTTGCAATATTTTCTGCTTTAAATACCCACCATGTTTTTTTAGTAACTCATCTATTTTAACAGCATCATTTTTATTAATTCCAGGAAACTTATCACTTGTAACTAGTTTTTGCAAATTTTCTTTTTTTGGATATTTTTTTATGATCTGTTTTACAGCGTTTTTTTTATTTTCAACAGGTAAGTCATCTTGAATATTTGTTACTATTTCAGGAATACTTATTTCTCTAGGAGCCGCTATATTTAAAACGTTTCTTCCGCCAAGCTTCATCCCAAATAAATCTCTTTTATCATTAGCATAAAATTTTACTTTCGTAGGATTTTTTTCATTCCATTCAACAATACCCTGATAACCTCCCCAGTCATAATTAGGTTTTATACCTGGAGAAACCTTAAAAAATATTCTTTCTTCACCTTTTTTACCAAAAGATTTCCATGTTCTTAAATTACTACCTTTAGCGAAAGCAACTTTAACTTTATTAGCGTTTAGATTTTCCAAACCTTCTTTGTTAAGTCTGACAAACGTATTATAAACGGGCTTATCAAATTGTATACCTCTCATTACATCTCCAATTTTAGCCCCCTGCTTATGCTGTAAAAACTTAATTTTGTTTAAATCTTTCATGCCAGGCTGGCTTTCTGTCATATATTTGGCTATCTCTTCATTACCTCCTAAGCTAACTAAAGCTTTCCTTTTGCTAACTGGTTCGACCCATTGCTTAGCATATCTGGCAACATCGTCTATTGCTGGAGGATTTTTTCTATGTAAATATCTATTTGAATAATCATTTATAAGTTTATAATGTTGCTGTCTTTGATTATTGGCAAGAGTTCTCCTAGCTTCTCTAAATTTTGTTTCAGCTTCTGGACTTTTATATCTGTACTTACCTTCAGAATCTAACTCTATTTGCCTACCCATTCTTTCTTGTAAATTAACATTTTCATCTTGCAATTTTAACAATTGATTATAACCCCTAGTAGACATCCCAGTTCTTTTGTAGGCATAGGATGTTCTTGGGTCAACGATATCTCTCATAATAGGCAAAGCATTAGCCGCTACTTCCCTACCAGTTGCTATGACTTGATTACCCCTTCCACCACCATAAAATCCTCTTAGAAAATTATATGGATACTGAGCCAATCTTGATCTATTATCTCCAGTCATCATCATGATACCAGCACTACCAGCAGCTGTTAATGCTAATTCTTTATGGTACTCCTCAAGTAAGGCTCGCATATCAATCTGCTTATCTTCTGGGACATAAAAAGACATTATATAATTCTTGGCCTTAAATAATCTGTATCATCTTGATACTTCTTAACTTGTCTGGAAAACTGTTGGTAAGGTAATCCAGTAGCTTTTTCTATTGATCTACTTGGGTTTTCTATTAAACCACCCTTTCCACCTTCAAATACATTCCCAAATACATCATATCCCATTCTTCCAAATGGAATCATACTCCACGCATAATATCCACCAAGCCTACTCCAATCATCATTCACCATAGCTCTAAAGGTAGCTGGTACCAATCTTAACGCAGGAGGTGTAATTAATTGAAGAGGAGCAAGGGCTGTAGGATAAGTACCGAAAAAAGCTCTACTCCTCTCCTTCTCATTCCCAAATGCCCAATCAGCCATATCCTGTAACCATCCATAGGGTTGTGGCAAAGCATTCTCGAATAATGAATACATAAAGACATTCCCCAACCCGAACATGAGCAAGTCCATAGTAGCCATCCGTTTAAATTTTTCAAATTCTGGAGTCCCCTGCTTCCAACCTCTTAAAGAAGCCTCCCTAATAACATCGTTTCTAAATCTTACTGAGTTCCAAGCCCATAATTGAAACCTAGTCATAGCCTTACCCATAGCAGACCTTGCAAAAGCTGGTCTAAAAGGAGCTGAATATAAAAATTGTGTCGATTTTACACCTTCCATGCCAAGCTTGATAAGCACTGGGTCATCAAATTGCTTTATAGCACCTTCAAAATTGCGTCTACCCTGTAGATAATGGGCCATGAAAGCGTCTCTACGGAGAGTTCTCTCAGGTCTGCGCATAAACCATGCAGCTTTATTAAATACAGAGTCTATAATACCGTGCTTATTAGCGATATTCCTTAAATTCTTATCTGATAAGTTTGGGTCTTTTTTTATAGCTGACGTAGCCTCGGACAAGAAGCTTTTAAATCTAGCTCCTTTAAACTTAGGATTAAGTCCAGCTTCATAAATAATAAAATCTTCCACGACACCCAATCCTTGAACCCACTTCTCAACATCAGCCATATTTTTCCATTCAGGATTAACATTTGTCCTTAAGAAGTTTATATCTCTAGCGTTCTTAAAGTTACCAAATCCAGTTGATATAAGAGTATGGACACTACCACCATATAGGTTAGCAGCAGCACTCTTAGGATGAGCCAATAGGGTGGCTAACTGATACTTGGCCTCAAGATTCCCCCATCTTGCTAAATTACCAAAATCAATTCCCTTTAACTCTTCTGGGACTCCAGCATCTTTCTTTTTGCCTATGCCAAGCTTACTTCTAATACTGTTAACTCTATTCTTAACATTTGTGTCGTTCCACCATGCATAAGGAGTTCCCTTTATTTTCATATCAGGATTATTTAAAATTCTTTCTGGTAATTGCTGCGGATAACCCAAAGCATCTTGAGCGTACAAATTAAAAAAGTCTACCCAATCATTGGTAAGCTTAGAATCTCCATGTTTTTTAAAGTGTTCAGACTGAAATTTATGTATATCTGATCTAACCTTAATTTGAGCAGCATGTTGATACATGTTATCAATTACACTTTTCATATATTGAGTATAGACTTCAGGTTCTACACTCCAGCCAGGAATATGCGCATCACGTTTATGCTGAGCTCCCACCATTCTATTCTCAGCAAATCCTTTTATTCTTTCGGAAGCTTTACCATTCTTTGCAGCAATATCCTTTAAAACCTCAAAAGACAAGTTATACTTATCATTTAATTCACCAGTAGGTATCCAATCCCCAGTAATCTGTCTATAATGATAGATAAGCTTAGCCATTTCCTTACTGCGTTCTTTTTCTGATAGCCTAGTCTCTTTGTTCAGAATCTCTATAGCTTCTCTCAGACCTTTTGCGGCTATCTTAGCATCCCCAGCAATATGAGGCCAATAACCTTCAGCTCCTAAATCTCCAGTTCTTCCTATCAAAAGATTTTCTTGTATCTGCTTCTTGACATCCTCTCTAGCCTTAGGGAAATAAGATATCATTTGACTTTTAGCAATCTCTCTAAGTCCATCAATCCCCTCAGTTAGGTCTACACGCTTACCTTTTAATATGGCTTTATCAAATTTCTTTAAAAAGTTTTCAACGATATAATAATCAGCAGAAAAACCTTTTTGCTTAGACCTCATTGGCTCATATTGTCTATCCCACTCACTCACACCAAATTCATCTCTACCCCCAGTCATCCAACCGTGAATCTTGGCGTTCCATCCAGTAATAATTTCATTAATTTTATTAACTATTTCACGACCAGACATTTTTACAACTCTACCACCGCCTAACGTGACATCAAACTCCTGTTTCTGAAGCTCAGCCCAATTATATTCCTTTTGTATATTATTCCACTGATCTATATACTCTTTTGATTTTATATTATAAGCAGAAGAGCCTTCTTTTTCTCTAATCCTTTTAGGCATAGTTCTAAACTCACGCTCTCTTACAGCTATTCTAAATAGCTTATCACCGCCTACTACACCTTCGAGATAAGGTCTAATATCATGGTCAAACTGTCTTTTATTTTCCTCATATAGCTGAGTAGCCTGTTGATTCATAGTATGCACAGCACTTTGCATTTTAGTCATCATATTCTCAGGCTGTTTTATGGCACCAGTAGCCCATTCACCAGCTTTATTTTTATAAGGAGCCCTAGCATCAAAAAGAGCTAAATCATACCTCATTAAATCTTGGCCTATAGCTTTTGGAAACATTAGCCAATGCCATCCAGTAATCTTAGCTGCCTTATCCCTTACTGGTCTCATAACTCTTTGCCACCATGTCCCCTCTCTTGTCATATTAAACCATCTATTGAGTGTATGGAAATCTTCAAGTGACGCAGCATTTAAATCTTTTTTGACAAGCCATCTCATTAAACCATTGAGATCAACACTATTCACATTATTATAGTGATCTAGATGACCTTTAATACTTAGAGCTAATTCAGCTTCTTCTTTGCCAAGCTTACCCTCATTAAGGCCTATAAACGGCTCATATTCGTCCAATCTCTTCCTAGTTAGGGCACTAGCCTCAGGGTCTTCTACAACGACCTTCTCGGCCTTTTTAGACACCTCTACAGCTCTTTCTGGCTTAATTACCTCTATACTTGTATCGAATAGCTTTTGATACTCATTTAACATACCCTTAACCGAAGCATCTGGTATAGCCTCAGACGCATAGCCTACTTTTGATAGGCTTGTTTTCTTAGAATCTTGAATCATAGATTCAAATTCCTTTTTCACGGCATCTGTTCTCGGCTCACCGTATTTCTTAATAAATGCACTTCTATCAAATTCGGTACCTCTCCACAATGTACCAAGCATCATAGCATCGAATAAATTTGATTCTTCAGAAGATAAGTTCTTTTTATAATTTTTAATTCTGACATCAATACTTGCCTGATTTAAAGCACCAGATTGTTTTTCACCATATATTTGTTGTTGAGCAGCCTCAAGATAAGCTAGCTCTATGGGGTCTAATGTAGAATTAGTGCGATCTATTTTTCTTGACTGATTAGCTAAAACATAGCTATTTTTCTTTAAGTAATCAGCAGCTTCGCCAAGTTCTCGTATTCTTGTTGGAGAAATGTTCTTAGAGAGTTCTGCTATTCTTTTAATACTAGCTATATCGGAGAAATCATTAACAATAAAGTCTTCAGCCTTTTTAACAATATCATTGAGATATCTCGATCTTTGTTCCAAATTATCTGGATCAAACTTCTCACGCTTATTCTTATTGTAAAAAGAAAATTTTTCACCAGATAAGAGCTTGCGATGATAAGATGGGTTGTTGGGGTCTAATTGAACTTCCATACCCTCCTTCTCAAAAAGCTTATATTTTAAAACTAAATCTAAATACGGACTCCTAGGCACAGCCATTGAATCTCTGCCTAACAGCTTCTTTAAAGAGTCTAGTCCCTTTAGATTAGACTCATGACTTTTGTATATTTCAGTAACCTTATCGTAATCAACACGCTTTAGAATGCCATCACTCCAATCAAGTCCTCTTAAATCATTAGCTATCTTAGGTAAGAATGTATTCCTATACTTTGGCAGTATTCCAACTTTAGTATCATTAATCAAATCAAGCTTTTGCTGTATCTCCCACATATTAAATCTTCTATTTTCAGCCCAATTTCTACTATATATAGCTTGATTAATATTTTTCATAAGATTGATCACAGCTTCCTTTTTATGCCCAGAGTGTATTACTTTATTTAATCTGGGTATAGGCTTACCGTTTTTATCTACAATCATATATTCAAATAGAGCATTCGTCTGCTTCTCAAGGAGTTTTTCACCATACTTACCGAAATTTAATCCAGCCTCATCCATCGGATCAGATGCTAACCCAACAGCAGCTCTAGAAACTCCTCTAAATGAACGAAGATTATCCTCCCCCTTTTTAGCACGAACCCTTAGCCTAAGAGGATATTTAAAATCTTTATGGTGTATAGTAGTGTAGTAAGTACCATTATCCATTGCTCTTATAGAAGAATACGCAGATTTAACATAAGCTGTTTGAGTAACTGCAGTACCCAGCTGACCCCTGCCTTGAGAAGCTGCATCTGAAGCTATTTGGCGAGCTACGGGAGAATATTGAAGTGCTGGATTAGCTACTTTTTCCTTAACATCACCCTGGGTGGTTAACTCAGTTCTATAGGTCTCACCTTTTTTGCTAAGCGGGTTGATTGTTTCTTTGTTATGTTCTTCAAAACCATTCTTAACAAACTCATTCCTAGACCAATCATAGGAATCTTTCCATTCCTTTTTAAACCCTGCTCCTCTACCATCGGACGATTTTCCCCCAAAAAATACAAATGCTTTATCACCATCGAGGTCAGCACCACCCAATGCTTCCATTGTCCTTCCGTGCAATAAAGAACCAAATCCTCTTACTCCAGAGAATCCAGCAAACTTTAATACATGAGCACCCGACATGGAATCCATAGGTACACGGACTACAACTGCTCTAAATAGTTCTTCTAATTGCTTGTCCTTTTTGCCACCATCAATATATTCTTTCCAGAGCTCCTCCAATGGCCTTTTCCCCTTTTTGCCAAGCCCAGATACATCAACTTGCATCTTTTTAAAGCCATCATCTAGGAAAAATATATCATCTTCTTTTTCTAATCTTTTTGTCTCTCCCTCTTTAGACATGCCTATCTCATATGGTCTCATTCTCGTAGAACCGCTATTCCCAATTTGAGGTCTAGTTATACCACTTACAATGTAATTTCGTATAACCGACATTCTATAATCACGACTAAATTTATGCAAGTGCCCAGCTAAGCTATTTGGCATAAGAGATATAATTCTTTCATGAACAGTTTCAAAGTCAGACATTTCATTCCGAATCTGTTCTATCTGCTTATCTGTATATTCTCCGTCAGCTCTCATCTCCTCTATAATATCTCTATTAATTTTTTGTATCTTAGAGTATACTGCGTTAGCAAATTTTTCGTTACCCTTAGCCTGTACAGCTGTAAGAAGTTCGTGTACTCCTACTTTATCAAGATTACTAAGAACTTTAGGAATATCTTTCTCGTAAGCAGATGGATTTAGCTCTATTTTCTTGACCAGTTCATTTATCTCAGCATCCCCCTTTACTCTCTCACCGCTAAGACTAGAATACATATCGTCAATTATCCTACCCATCTCCTTATTATACTCGGCCTCTGTCTTAAAAGGAGCCTTTGCAGGGTCAAAGAAAGAATATGGACTAAAATTAGTAAACATTTGTTTGGGCATATGCTGTGGTTCAATACTGTGGGAATCTGTCTTTTCAGACATAATAACTTTTATATCTCTAATTGGGAGATCATAAGTATCAGCTATGACCCTCGGATTGTTTCTGTACCAATCTAATTTGCCTACTTTACGCTCACCAATTTGCTTAGCGGCTGATCTAGGTATAATTAAATGGATATTATTCTTTTGCATGTACTTTTCCATCTTAGGAGTGACGGAATGTATCATATACTTGCCCAATAGAGCCCCATATTGGGGGCTAGGAGACACTATAAATGATTTATTGACTCCACCTTCGATGGGTAAGCCTCCCTGCCTATTTAGGCCATCTATAACGTCAGAGCGCCCCAAGATGGCACCATCTGTGACTGGGAAATATTTACTGTTAGCAGTACCCAATGGATGGGGAATTTCTTTTCCATTATCTTCAACTATTTTTATATTTAAATTATCATTAGTTATATCTGATTTCCCTTCTCCTCTAGCCTTCTCAACAGCCAGAATAATATCTTTAGGATCAGAAGAGTAACCAGATGTGAACCATATTTGAGACCTTTTATTAAACGCTTTCGCATCATTTATATACCCCTTACCTAAAACTTTATTTATATCTTGTAAACCCCTGTATCCATTGAGTCTAGCATCATATATAGCATTAGAGACAAATGTCTTGTCAAACATCTCTGCAGCTCTTTCCTTACTCCCGATACCAGAGCTATACTTTTTTATAAATTCTTGTTTACTTTTTTCTATTTCCTTTATATTCTCAGCAGAATAACCTGCTTTTTTCATAGCTGTTTTAATTTTAGCTACAGCTTGTTTAATCCCTGTCTTCCCAGAAGGAGTCTCTGGGTGATATTTAACAAAATAAAGCCTGGAAGCATCTCCTCTACCACCGTAGTAATACATATTATTCTTCTTAGAGTTCATAAAGCCCATAAGGTTACCAAGTTCTTTATTATACCTTTGTTGACCAACTTGTAAATCTTCTCTGTTTGGAAAACTTCTCCCATTTCTAGCTGCTTCTCTTTGGGCTAAGTAATCTGGATATTTATTAAGCTCAAATTCTCTTTGCCCAGTAGGAGTTGATCTTACTACATGATCTAATAAAGCATATACTCCACGAGGTTCTTTTTCTGCCAAGTTAAATTTCTTATTGTAATCTTGTAAGAATATTTCCTCAATTAACTTTGGCTCCTGACTTAACTGCTTTCTATTTCCAGCGCCATTAATAGCTGACCCAGTAGAATCTGTCCGCATCACTCTAGGCTTACCGTTCTCCACTGTAATCATATTAACTGGTCTCTGTTTTATTCTCATAAAGCCAAGACCTTGCCAAAAAGCTTTATCCTCTTTTAAGGGACTGAAATCTGGATGCTTCTCAGCTATATAATCCAGCATCTCTTGAGAAGGATTCTCTTTTGATTTTCTACCTTTTTGAATCAACCCTATCCATTTATTATTCAAATCGGAAGCTACTAATAGTTTCTCTCCAGTAGTTCTACCTTCCATATACTCAGCCATATTTCTATCTACAAATGATTTTGCATTTATAGATAATCTAGCTGGGATGATCTGAGGATCAACATCACCACCGCTATCTTCCATTTCCTTCAATTCTTCTTTTGTCAAGTCCCTAAGGGGTTCCCCTTCTTCAGTAAAGGTAATGGATTCCAATTCTTTTTGTTTCTTTAATATTTCCTCAGCTTTAATCCTTGCTTCTTCTGGTGTAATACCTTTTGTATTCTTAAGTATATCAGCTGCCAAAGCATTGACAGGAGCTTCCATTCTCTCTACTTGCTTTACAACCCAATCCTGCCCTGGTTTATCAATCTTATCCCAGCCTTTTACTAACTCAGGGTCTTTAATATCCTTCTTTATCATCTTAGCAAGATGTTGTTGACCCATTCTTCTATGAACTGGCATCTCGTTCTTACCGAAATAAGCACCTAATAGATATTGATATATCTGCATGGGAGTAGTCTCTCCCCTTAGCGTAGAAGGTAGACCAGTGAATAAAGAACCAGACAATGTTTTTAACACAGTATCTGCAGTCTTATCCCCAGTTTGGACAATATTACCTATACCTCTAAATGCAGCTCCAGCGAGGGCACCATGTTTTAAGGAATCCATCATCTCATCTACACCGCCCTGCCAAGAACTAACTGCACTAGCAACACCTAAATGGAATGACCCAGAAGCCAAGTCTTGAACTATATTATTCTGCAGAAAACCTGTAGCTGTTTTACCAGCAGCAGCACGAGCTTCTATAGCTCTACCATAGATAGGGTTAATAACTTTTTTAACACCCTTTTCAGCATATTTAGCTGCAACCATAGGGACTGATCTTCCCTTTACTGCTTTAGCCGCTTCTGCTAAACGCTTAGCCCCCATTAATTTAAATGGCATTGAAGGAACATATCCAACGAAACCTGCTAAATGCCCTATATTACGTGCGATAGCTTCTGCATCATCTTTAGGGGGGTCTCCAGTTCTGAATGTAGTAAAGCCTTCAAAGAAACCTTGTCCAGCTTGTTTCATTACTTCACCGACTTTACCCCCAAAAGATTCACTAGATTCTGCAAAGGGGAGTTTGTAATATTCAGCGTGTTGTTCTAACGCCTGTATGGTTTGATCGTCAAAACGATCTGGCTGCTGTTCGTACAGCCTTCTATAATCTTTTACCTGCTGAGGTGATAAACTAGGTCGAAATCCTTGAGGAACAGCCACACTTTATTTCCAACGACTTTTAGGTTGTTTTTTATCCTTTTGAGACTGAGATAATTCATATAAAGTAAAAAGCGCTGTGGCGCCTATCCCAAGAGGGCCGCCAAGAAGTCCTAATGCTCTTGCTCCTAATCCCATACCTACTCTAGCACCTAAAGTTTTTCCAACATTTCTTAATGCCATATTTGTAGCCATTTTACCAGTTGTAGATTTAGCCCCTTGCTTAATAGCTGCTCCCCCTACTCTACTTACTTCTTGCCCTTTAGTTGCTTTAACTGCTTCTTTAGCGGCTTTTTTCGCACTAGATATAGACTGAAGTCTACTAAGTCTATTTTCCTTATATAGTTTTAGCTTATCTTGATAGGAGTCTTTAGCTCTTTTATAGGCTGCTCTATTAATCTTGCCCTTGTTTTTACCTTTTTTATGTTTAAAATCCTTTGTCACTGGAGCAGTTGGCTTAGCAACTGCTTTAGGAATATTTGCATCTGCTTTGTAGTAATCCTTTACTGTCATTCTTTTTATTCCAGGATTCTTACCGCCTTTTTGGTATTTATAACCAGCTTCTTTTAATGCAGAAAGCTGAGCAGTTGTTGGCTTAGGGACTTTAGAGAGATTTTTTACAGCCCTACCCCCCTGTACAGCACTCATTGCTCCAATAAATGCAGCTGTAGAGCCCATACCAGAACTCTTTAATTGAGGATTAAGTATCCCTCTCTCAACCATATAACCCCTTAGCCCTGGGTTCGCTTCAAACTCATTCCATATTTGCTTATCCGAATACCCACTTTGTCCCATTTGAGCAACCTGATTAGCTAAATTCATATCATACATAGATTGACCAGCTTGTACTTTTTGCTGAAACACAACTGGGTCTATACCCCTGCCCCTTGGCATATTAGAAGCTACTTCATCCCATAAATTAGAAGGGTCTGTAAATCCCTTACCAGCTTTGGATATAGCTTCTCTATTTATAGAACCATCTGTACTATCAAAAAATCTTGCTATTGGCAAAGCTTCTCTCATTATTCTATCATCAAAAGCTGTATTAGCTCTTGATTCACGAAAATCTGCTCTTGACTCACCAGTACCAACTGCTGCTAAAAGAGAACTATAATCTGGCATTACTTGCTGCATTATTTCATACTTTCATTAATCTTTGTGTTTCTTCCACCAACTGGGGCCACCTCTTAAGGCTTGCATAAAGTTTCCACCTAATTGCATTAGGGGGTTGCTCCCTGGGGTAGTCCCAAACATAAATTGGCCTTCGTTAAAATTTTGTTCATTAACATTCTTTAAATCTTCTTGATACATTGGATTATCTTTCACTCTATTAGCTTTAGCCTTTTCCTCTTTATATTTATCAACATCCAAAACTCCATTAACCATAGAATTTGCCAATACATCTTTTTCGGTAGCATCAATTGAATATTTTTCATCGGCTCCAGGCATAAAATAACCCTCTTTTTTTCTATCCTCCAAAGGACTACTAGACTTATCATAGGGAGATTTATAACCCTTTGGAGCCCATCCACTTGCTGCATAGTTTTCTTCCATTTTTTTATCTATGTTTGAAATGCCACCCTTTAATTGACTCCAAATACTTCCCATATCTTTTTTTAGGTCTCCAAATTGACCAAACATAGCAGACTGTTGCGGTGATTGTTGTTGAGCTGCTACTGCATTGGCATATTGAGTTGCCCTAGACTTTTCACTATCTGGATCATACCCTTCCCAAGCTGCTAACTCCTCTGCTTTTAAATCTTTATATGGGGTCATTTTAGCCCCACCAGCCTTACCTTTAAACATGTTTAACAAATTAGGCCACATTATCTTTTTATTCCTATACTGCCAAGAACATTCCCAAGTAATCCGTTAGAGCCAAGGCCACCTTCGGGAAGCAAGCTAGAGCCAAGAGCCATCTGGTTATTCGCCTGTGTCATAGCAATATTATTTGCATATTGTCTTTGGCCCTGCATTTGACCAGATATATCTTCATCCACTAATCTTTGCTGGCCTACCATATTAGCCATTCCCTGATTAAACTTATCATAAACACCAGTTAGAGAGCTTCTTTTCATTCTATTCTTTATAGCATTAGCCTGACTTCCCCCCATACCCATCATCATAGCATTCTCTACACCTTGGTTGCCTTGCATAGTAGCCAAGTCCATGGCTTGTCCAGAGTATTGATTAAAATTAGTCATTCTGTCAAGAAGACCTTGTGTCTTGCCGTAGGATTCATTCCTTATCTCTTCAGCTGATGGTTGATTCGTAGCAATATTGCCCATCTTCTGGTTGCCCTTATACATGTTATAAAGAGCTGCCCCACCAGAAATCAAAGTTCCTAACATATTATATATCTCCTAAGAATGGTTTAATACCTTGAAATTTACGAAGGTATGTATTATTTACAAATAGTTTTTTCATTTATTCAAAAGTTACCAGAACGAATCTGTCATACGGTGAAACGCTGTTTGAAGGACTGAAAGTATGATCTGTTCCAGAGATATGTTCTTTACTGAATACATAATCACTAGAATTAGTACTTCTATTTTGTATACGACTTACATATAGACTTCCTGCATCTGACTCATCTATTTCAATAGTCCAGTCATCCCCTTCATGTAAAATATCTGAAGAAGTATTATATGTTTTAGACACATAGTAATCACTTCCACCTGAACTTGAGCCCATATAATCACCAACATCTCCACTACTTGGAACTGAAAGTATTAAATGAGCATACTCCCAAGTCCCTGCTCCCTCCATAAAGGACACTTCGTTGAAACTGATACTGCCAATCTTAAAATCAGCCCACATACTTGTTTGTGCAGTTCCGCTATCTCTCGCACAACTATTTAAACTCGTCTGATTGGTCGTACCTGCATTACCACCCGCAATATGACCAAGCTTACCAAGTGATAGATTAGATGGTGTACCTAACGGCATTTTGATTTATCCAATCTATCGTTTAATTCTTTTATAGATTCTATTAAAACTGGAACAAGCTTGGCATAATCAACTGTTAAATGAGTGTCG